TGGTGGTGGTCAGGGTGCCGGGGGCGGTCAAGAACTGCCCGAGCGCGACCTGCCCATTGGCGACAAGCGCACTGTTGTAGGTCGTGGTGCCGATGCCCCAGTTCGCCGCAGTGGTCGGGCTCACCGGTTGCGTGACGGCCGAGCCGTCCACCTTCCAGGCGGTCGTGTTAGCGGTGTTGCCGGGTTGGACCGTCCAGGTGCCTGTCTGCGTTGCATTGACCGGCTGTGGCGTAGTGCCGGTGGGATCGACCCGCAGCGGGTTGCCGGCGGTCGCCTTCTCGACGTTGGTCGAGTCGATCAGCACGAATGCCGGGCAGACCTTGGTGGCCGAGCAGACGAAGGCAAACACCGTGGTGGCGCCGCCTGCCGTGGCCAGATAATCCGCCAGCGCCACCGGAGGGGCCAGCACGATCGCCGCATAGACTATGCGCAGAAGCCATTTTCTCATCGCGCTAACCCCAACATTAAGGGAAGGATGCACAGATTTGTCCCGCTGACATCGATCGTGCCAGTGCCGCAGGGGGCGACCACGACGGTGCTAAAGCCACCTGAGCCATATTCCGTGGTCAGCAGTTGCGCCGGCGCCGACGATGCCAGGGCGATGAGAAGCGCCGTTATGAGCATTCTCATTGTTTGATGCCGAAATTGAGCGCCAGGCCGGTGGCTGCCACCGTGGTGTCGCTGTCGGCCTGCAGTCCGGTGAGGCAGAAGCCCAGCCCGTTGGCGAATGCCAAGCCATCGGAAATCGGCATGACGGCGCCGCCGCCGGCATTCGAGGCCGCGAACGGGATCGGCACCTTCCACTTCACGACCGAGGTGCCGCAGGTCGGCGCCACGGCAAGATCGTAAAGCTTCAGCCAATAGATCGAGGTCGTGGTATTGAACAGGCCGAGCACGCGAAGCTGCACGGCGCCGGAAACGACCAGGGTCGAGTTGGTGGAGGCGAGGCTGTCGTATTTGAGCGGCGCCGACTGCGCAAACGCGGCCGAGCACCACGCTGTTGCCAGCGCGGCGAGAAGCAATCTGAGCATGGGGAACCTCTTAAGCTGGCCGCCGCATCGGGGCTGGTGCGAAACGCCGAGGCGCTGCTGGCCGGGCGAACGGCTGGACGCGCATGGGCTGTGGTTGCTGCACGGGCGGCGGCAGTCCAGATGGCGGCTGCTGGCCACCCTGCCCAGGCTGGTCCGGTGTATTGGCATCCAGCACGCCCGCCTGCGTGATGCCCATGGCTTGATGCACCAGCGCCGTGACGTTGGTGTGCGCCTCGGACGCCGCCTTGGCGGCCTGCGCATAGCGGTGAATGGTGCCGGCCTTCTTCTCGTCCACCTCGGCGCCGAGCCGTTGGTTGGTCAATTGCTTGGCCTGCTGCGCCATCGGGTCTTGCTGGCTCATCATCTGCACGAGCTGCTTCTTGATGCTGTCCGCGATCGGCATCATCTGGATCAGGACTTGCGGCGGGATCGTCCCCGGCGGCTGTTGCGCCAGCACCTCGTAGGCGTCCTGCATCAGGTTGGCGTTATCCGGCCCTTCGTCCAGCACGATCTCGACCTCGATGTCGCCGATCGCATTGATGAAGCCGGGACGGCCGAATTGGTCTTTGCCGAAACCGTTGATCTGAATCAGCTTTTGGGTGTCGTCGGTGCCGACCCGGATGAACCGCTCCTGGTTCCAGGTGCGTTTGACGATATTCCACACGGTACGATAAACACGCAGTTTCCACGCTCGATACGCCAATATAAACGAACCGAGTTCAGCGATGCCGGCCTTCTGAAGGTAATTAATCGCCACCCCTGAATGAAACGTTGAGTCATCCGCTCCGATGGCGTCGGGTCGTATGTTGGCAAACCCATCGATTTCGCTCGTCGCTGTCTGCATGAGTTGCAGTTGCGCCGCCAGGTCGGCCTGCCGATCGTCCGGCATCGGCTTCTCGAAGCCCTTGTTGTATTCTACCCATCCGTCGGGGCGCGAGCTTTCTCGGCGAGCTGTTTCCACATCGTCAACCGAGCCTTTCTGCGCGAAAGTGCGCGTAACGTTCGAGATAAAGAGCGCCTTGGACCGTCGTTGGTTGACTTCGTCTTGCGGGCCTTTGAGGTTGCGGACGAAACCATATCTGTCTCCATCGTGGTCGACCGCGGCAGAGAACATGACATACCGGTTCATCGGGCGGTTGCGCTCGTCGAGGAACGGCGACACGCCCTGATCAAGCAAAATGAAGCTGCAATAGAACGCCCAGTACCATTTGCCTTTGTGCTTGTACCAGTGCTCGATCAGTCGAAGTCTTTGCTCGTTGACGTAGACCCACTTGAACTCGCGATCCGAATGTGTCGTGAGATCGAAGCCCGTGTCGACCATGAGGGTTCTAAGCTCTTCCTCCTTGTCGGGGAAAAGCTCGATCGCCGCCTCCACGTCCAGCCCTTTAGCAATGCCCATATAACGGGCGTCACTAAAATCAGGCTTGTAAGAACGAGGATCGTAGAAAAAATCATCGCCGAAAATAAAATCACCGCCAATATCCGGGTCGCCATGGTCGCCTTCGATCAACTTGAGCTCGATCCCGCCGATGCCGTCGATGGCGGCCTGCTTGGTGCATTCGAAGTCGAGGTATTTGAAATCCATCCCGTCGAGCGCGGCGCGGATGCATTGCGTGGCGAGCTCGGCGCCGCCGGCATTCTTAGGCGATCGGGGAAAAGCCTTTGGGTCTTGGCGAAGTCGCTGCACAAGCGCTGTGATGCCGTCAACCTTTCGGTTGATCCGGTTGAATGTGATGATCGGCTGCTTGCGCTGCCGGAGGATGCGGATTTCCTCGGCCGTCCAGTGCGCGCCGTGATAGTAGTGGCGCGAGACTTTCTGCTCCTCATATTCCAGCACCTTCGTTGCCAGATAGTCGGTATATTGTTGCCGTAGTCGCGTGACCGGGAAATAGCCGTCCTCGTCGCCCGAGAAGTCGTATTCGTCGGGCGCCTCGGTGCCCCAGTTGCCCACTGTCCCGGTCTGCGACTTGAAGCCGGAGTTATTGCGCGCGGCGTTGCGCCCCATGGTATCGCCGCCGAATTGCCGCCCGCCGAGCACGCCGACGCCCGAGAGAATATTGCGCCTCGGGAGCTGATCGCCCGGATTGCTCTGCGATCGTGCCGGAAGGCCGCCGAATGCCATTATGTGCCTCTACATTGCCAGGAAGCTATCGGTGACGGGCTCGTTCTCGAACGGCTTGTAGCCGACCTCTTCCTCGAGGATCGGCGCCTTGGGCTTGCGCCCGCTCGACACCTGGTCGAGGAGCTGCCCCAGCAGCCCCAGCGCGTCCACCTGGTCGTCGTGCTTGCCGGCCGGGAAGCTCAGGAGCTCGGAGCGGAATGCCGCATACCAGGGCGCCGCGGTCGGGACGTGCAGCCCCTGCAGCGCCATGCGGCCGCGGATGGACTGCGCCCGCACCGCCTTATCGCCGCGGGTCGGAAACTGCTCGCGACCGATCCAGGCCTTGCGCTCGATCAGCCTTTGATCGAGGAACGGCCCGATGCCGGACTTGATCTGGCCCTGCTCCTCGGCCCACAGCCACGGCTTCCATTCCAGGACGAGGTCGCAGACGCCCTCGACCCAGACATCGGACGATGCCTGCTTGCGCCACAGGTCGAGCAGCCACATCTTGCCATCGGGATCGACGCCCACGATCACATGCACCGTGTAGTCGCCGCCGTCGCTCGTTACCGCGTAGTCGCTCGCGCCATAGACGTTGAGCGTGGCGCGCGCCGGCGCCTTCGTATACGGCCGCAGCCACTCCTCCTTGAAGTAGTCTCCGGTCTCAGGCGTCGGGCGCTGCTGGTAGAGCGCCGACCAGTTGCGCGGTATCTGGGTGGCCTTCTCCCGCGCCAGGAACCTGGCATAGCCGTAGGCATCATCCCACAGCCATTCGCCGGGCGCGCGGCCCAGCGGGTCGTTCTCCTCGGCCTCCGCCGGCAGCGACAGCACGCTCCAGCGGTCGCCACCGCGCTCCATCTCCTCGAGCACCATGCCGGCGAGGTCCACTTCGTGCCATCTGGTCTGAATGAGCACCACGAAGCCACCTGGGCGCAGCCGCGTCAGCAGGTCCGATTTGTACCACTCCCAGGTTCGCTCCCTCACCGTCTCGGAGTCCGCGTCCTCGCGCGACCGGATCGGGTCGTCGATGATGGCGCCATCGGCGCGGAAGCCGGTGATGCCTGTTCCAACGCCTGCCGCATAGTATTCGCCACCCGACGCAAGCGCCCAGCGTCCCGCTGCTTGGCTGTCTTGCGAAAGAACCGCCGCCAGCGTCGGGCCATGCTCGGCGATCAGATTGCGGACCTTGCGGCCCCATTTCTGCGCAAGCTCGGTGGTGTGCGAGGCCGCAATGATCGAGCGGCCAGGCGAGCGAGCCATGAACCACGGCGGAAACAGTATCGAGCCGTAAGTCGACTTGGCCGAGCCGGGCGGCATAAAGACAGCCAGACGATCGATTTCGCCATTGGCAACCTGCGTCAGCTTCTCGATCAGCAACCGATGGTGCCGCGCCGGCTCATAGCCGCAGTGGCGCGCCCAGGCTACCAGCGAAGCCCTAATGCGTCGTCGTTTCAGGAGCTGGCGCGCCGCCGTCTGTGGTGAGATAGGCGGCAAGCTCGTCGTCGGTGAGCTGTTCAACATTGCGGTTCAGATGCTCGCTCTTCTCGATCCGCATGCCCGAGAGAATGCCCTTCTCCTTGATGGCGGCGACGGCTGCGGCGGGATTTTTGATCTTCATCGCCAGGACACGGGCCTCCTCGGCCTCGGCGATCAGCGAGGCTACGGTGGTCGCGGAGCGCACCGCGGCGATGGCCTGGAGCTTCAGGGTGCGGGCCATGGCGGTGGCCTGGATTTCGTCAATGCGCGCCCTCACCGCGGGATGGTGCGCGAGGCGATGGCCGTTCGTGCCGGTGCAGGGCTTACCTTTCGCATAGCCGGCGAGTTCATTGGCCTCCACCATGCTCTTGCCGGATGCCAGCGCCTGGGCCAGCAACTCACGTCGGGTGTCTTTCAGTGGTCCGCTCATTGATGATCCCATCGACCGCCCAGTGGACGGCCTCCTCTATCCGCTGCCGGGAGATCGAGAACGATCGGTTGGAGCCGAGCTCCCGCAGCAATGCCTTGAACGCCTGCGCCTGCGCCCGGATGGCCTTGACCTTCTCAAGCTTGGCGGTCTGCGGGTCGACCGAGAGCGTGGTCGGCACGGCATCAACGGCCTCGGCCGCGTCCGTGAACTGCTCGCCGCCGATCGTCTCGACCTTCATCCGATCAGCTCGTCGCAGCGCGTTGGCCATGGCTTACCCGCCCTCGGGTGGGTTGCGGTTGCCGCCGCCGTAGTAATTCCTGCCGCCGCCACCAGAGCCGCCGGTACGCTTGGCCGCCGGACCCTTGACGCCGACGCTCTTCTTGCCCTTGGCGCTCACCTTGGCTCCCGCCGGAAACGTCTTGCCCTGGCCGCGCGGGAACTTGTCGATCTGATAGCGCGTCGGCGTCTGGCTCGCCCCGACGTGGCCGCCCTGCGGTGCGCTTGAGCGCCCCTTGGTGCTCGGCGCCGACCTGGCGCGGTCGGCCTGCGTGGCCTTGGCATTGATCTCATTGACCCTGGCAATGGCGTGGCCGAGGCCGTGCGCCTCGCCCTCGTCCTTCTGGCGGCCATGAAACGGCGCCATCTTGGACTTCTGCACCTTGGTGGAGTTGTTGATGGCGTTCTGCACGCCCTTGGACGACACCAGGCCGCGCCGCGCCAGTGCATTCATCGATTCCGCCATGATCGCCTCCTACTTCGGTTCCGGCTCGGTCGGCGTCCCGGCCGGCGCGTCCGCGATCTCGGCGTAGAGCGCCCGCAACTCGGCCACCACCGCCGGCGACGGCGCCGTGCCCTGTGCGTGACGAGCGGCTACATCGTCCACCGCGGCCTTGAACCGCTCCAGCCACGGCTTGGCCTGCTCGCCGAGCTCGGCTTGCTGCGCCGGCGTGAGGTCGCCCTCGGCCAGCGGCGCGTCCTCGTGCTCGGCGTACTTGTCCTCGTACTTGTCCTGCTTCTTGCTCATGTCCGGCTCCTTGCCTTGTCCAGCGCCCGATCCGAGATCAGGCCGCGCTTCTGTAGTTTGTCGGCACGCTTGTTTGCGGTCGCGATCGCAATGCCCTCATCTACGCCTGAGCGCACCATGGCGCTCGCCTGGCGCGCCGCGGACGAGGCGACAGCGCCCTTGAGCTTCTTGTTGTGCTTCGACGCGAAGCTCTTGCCCGTCCACGGCATCAGCGCTTGCCCTTTTCACGTGAAACAAACCGCTCACACTGTCGGTTATTCCGCACCAACCCGCAGACCAGCTCGCACGTCGACAAGTCCTTGCCCGGATGCTCGTACATGGCGCAGTCGGCACACTTGCGCCCCGCCATGCGATACATCACGGTCGGATCGCCCTTTGCCAGCTTGAAGGCGTCCACGACGCCCTTGGCCTTGAATATCCGCAGCAATTCCTTGTCGCGCGCGCTCGGCTCATCGAGGTAGGGGCCGCACCACAGATCCTTCGGCGGATTGGCCGGATCGCGCTTCTCGCACGCGGCCAGCGCGCCCTCTAGCGCATCCTCGTAGCGATCGGCCTTACCCTTGCCGAGGATCGCCTCGGCCGCCTCGTACTCCTTGGCGGTCGCCATGCCGTGCGCCGCCTGGTAGACATCAACGGGATTGTCGCCATCGTCGACCGACTTCTCGGTGTGCTCGTGCTCGATGAAGCAGTTGACGATCTGTTTCCAGCCCATGCCGCGGACGCAGACCTTGCCGGCTCGCACATCGTCGTACAGCCGCCGATCGATGTAGACCATGCGGCTGTCGACCGACACGCCGCCCGCATACGGGATGTCGTGGCTGGTATCGAGCTTCACCGGCTTGGCGTAGTGCTTCGAGGTGTCGGCCTCGCCGAGTATGAGATACAGCTCTTCGGTTGTTTTCGCCTCGCGCTTCAAATGCCCTACTGACATCGTGAAGCCATCCATGGGGTGAGGGAGTGGGGCCGTCCGCTAAAGCGGCCACACCCTAGGTCCGGCGGCGTGCTGCCGGCCGGGAAAAGAAACGGGCGGTTCAGTGGGCTGAGGGCTGGGGGGGTGAGGATAAACCGCCCGTCTGTGCTGACAGGGCGCAACACAAAGATTGTATATTTCATACAGGATACCTGTTTTCGCGGTTCGTC